GGCCGGCCGTTGACGATGTCCGTCTCCAGGCCGTTGCGCTTGAACATCTCCAGCACACTGGCCGAGACCTGCTCGGTGAGCTGCGCCTTGAGGTCGGTCATCGTCTTGTTGGTGGCGCCCTGGTAAGCCTTCAGGTTCTCCAGGAAGCTGCCGTCTTCGTACGCCTTCTTGAACGCCTCCGGGGAGGCGAGTGTCGTATTGACGTACTCCTCCCACTGGACCGGGTTGGTGGGCTTTGCGGTGTCGACGGTCACGCCAACACTCCCTTCAGTGCGATGCGGAATCCTTCGAGATCGAAGGGAGGTTGGGCAGTTGCCGCCGGCGCGACCGGCATGTCGACCGTAAACAGGTCGAGGTCGAGGGTGTTGCCCGGCCCGGGGTCGTCTTCCGGATCGGGTTCGACGTCGGGGATGATGACGTCGACGAGCTTCGCGTCCAGCGCTGCAGCGGCGTTGTACCACGTGTCACCATCGCGCATAGTGTCGCGCCACTCGGCCGCCGGCGTTCCGGTGCGGTTGGCGTAGATCTCCGCGATCGTGTCGGACAGCATGTCGAGCAGGTCCGCGACGTCGCGCATGTCGTCGGCGGTGCCCATCGCGATGCCCATGCCGTCGTGGATCATCATCGCGCCGTTGGCCGCGATACGGACGCCACCGGTGTTCGCGACCGAATCGTACGGGGACGCGGCCAGGGCGACGAAGCTTGCCGCACTCGCGGCGTAGCCGTCGATGTAGCAGGTGACGGTGTTGGTGCGGCCGTACGCCTTGATCGCGTTGTACATCGCCGCGCCCTCGAAGATCACTCCGCCGGGGGAGTTGAGGTGCACGTCGAGCGGCCCGGTCATGTCCCGCAGCGCCATGGCGACGTCGATCGCTTTCGCGCCGTCCCATCCGCCGATCGCGTCGTACACGTAGAGCGCGTTGTCCTGCATGTGCAGGGCCTGAAAGTCGGGCAGCGCGAGCGCTCCGACCGGCGTGGTGGGCAGCAGCTTGCGCGCCTCGATGGTGCTGGTGAGCGTCATTGCCTTGTTGATCAGCGAGGCTAGATCCTGCCCCATGTTGGTCCCATCCTTGCCTCGCCGAACGACTGTGCATCTGCACGTATTGCCGTATTGTGCACCGACGCACTTGCGGTAACCACGGCCGTTCGGGTAATCACGCCATGCGGCTTTCCGGTTGCGGTACACCTTGCCGTCATTGTCCTCGCACGGCTGGCACACGTTGTCGTCGATGTGCGCCTTGACCGTCCAGCGGCGCGCGTTGCGGCCAGCCGCTTCCGGCTCGGCGCTCATGCCGGAACCGGCTCACTCTGCGGATCACCGGCCGGCGCCGCGGGAAGCTGCGGTTGCGGCGCCGGCTCGGGCGCGATCGTCATCGGAGGCAGGCCTGCCACCTCTGCCGCGCTCTCCGGGCTGACCCGCGCGTTGACCAGCGTGGCGTACACGTTCGCGGACGCCACCTTGTCGTCACGGTTCTGCTGCCGGTCCGCGGGCACCGGCGAGGAGTAGACCAGTTCATACACGTCGGTGTCGCCGAGCGCCGGCCCGAACATCGGCAGGAAGTCGTTGTTGAACATCCCCGCCCAGCGGTCCAGCCGTGGCACGGTCATCCGGGAACCGAAGTCCGCGTGCGCGCTGAGCGCGGACGCCCGGTTGACGTCTTCGAGCACACCCACGTCGAACTTGCTGGCGCCGAACGCGAGCAGAATGGTGTCGCGGTTCAGATTGGCCGTCTCGACGTATTGCATGTCGGCGAGGCTCATGGGCTTGACGTCAACCCAGTCGCCTTCTTCGAGGAACGCCGTACGTCCGGCGTTGGCAACGCCTCGGTGCGCGATGTTGAACCGCTCGACGAGGCGCTCGAACTCCCTGTCGTTCATGCGCCGGGAGAGCTTGACGATGCCGCCTGGGCGCGCGCCGTTGCGGAAGAAGTTCGCGTTCCACTCTGCGGAGTACTGCGCGCCGGTCACCTGCGCCATGATCGTCTGTACGGAGCCCATGCCGCGGTACGGGTCGAGTGGCGCGGGCATGCGCATGCTCAGCACCTGGTCGGTGCGCAACGGCACCTCACGCCCGGACGGCGAGCAGTAGATGTAGCCCAACAGGAACTCGTCCAGGTCGGTGACGACGATGATCCTATCCGGCCTGGCCACCCACAGTTCAGCCGGTAGCTTCCCGATCCGGCCGACCATCAGCCAGCCCTCGCCGGTCAGGTCGACGTGCTGCTGCGCGCTCTCCACGAGTTCGGTGCGCGTGTAGAACGGGTTCGGCCGGTTCAGTACGGACAGCGCCGGATGCTTCTGCACGAGTTCGACGTCCTGGCCGTCGCAGGCGTACTCGCTGCCCGAGTCGTACGTACAGGACGAGCCCGGGGAGCGCCGGTGCATGTGCCACGGCTGCTTGGCCGTCGCCGTGCTCGTGCGACTGGTGATCGCGAACAGGGCGGCGGACGCGCCCATCGCCTCCATCTGCTGCGCCGCCGGCACCCGGCCGCGCCCCTGCGCGGCGTAGGCACGTTCCCCGCGGTAGGACGCGAACGGCGCGGGCGTCTTCGCGAGCAGGGGGCCGAGGAGGCTACGCACGCGGCCACCTCGGTTTCATGACCCGCATCCGCCAGCGGCCGAGAGCCACGAACAGCGAATCGTGGTTGCGCACGAGCATGCGCCTGCGCACCGTGCTGCTGCGCCATACCCCGGTTTCCGCGGTTGCCCCGAACCAGAGTCCGTGCACGCGTCCGGTCTCGTACCGAATCAGCTTCACCGCTCTGCCCCGCCCAGCGCTTCGAGCACGAGCAGCGACACGAACACACCGGCCAGGCCCGCGCGCCAGTCGACACCCCATAGCGCGACGGTGCCAGCCGTGAACGCGGACCACTGCATGACCGCGGTGCGCGCGCGCTTGAAGCTGGGCAGGCGCCGGGCGAGCCACGCGACGAACAGCAGTAGTAGCGGCGTGCGCTTCGGCCGGGCGGCGCGGCGGGCGCGCGCCGTGGACCATGCCAGGGTCAGGCTGGTCATCCCCACCTCACCGTCGTCGGTCCGTGCAGATCTATTTCCACGGAAATATAGCGTGCTGTGTCGCATCCATGGTCATTCCGCTTCAGCGGTTTCTGGTCCTTGCGGTCCGCGGACGGCGGCTCGGGCGCCCAGATATAGGCGGGTATCTCTTCGACGGTGCGCGTCGGCTTCTTCTGCTCCACCATCAGCGGGTCACGCTCGATGAGCGCGTCCTTGAAGAAGAACATCCGCGGCCGGCCGTCACCCGCAACGCGTAGCCGCGCCTCCATGGCGTCGATGCCGGGCAGGACCGCCTTGTCCGCAGGCACGGTGCCCATACCGATGTGCCGCTCGAACGTGGCCCGGTCCTCCGCATCGTGATCGCAGACGATCGCGGACGGGCGCGGCACGATCCATTCTCCGTTGCCGTCGGTGCACAGGTCGAGGATCTGCCGGGCGTGGTCTTCGACGATGCGGCCGGACATGTAGATCTCGCGGACGAGGTAAGCGCGGCCATCCTCGTCGATCGCCCAGTCCTGCCAGACGAATGGGTTGGTGTGGCCGAAGTCGATGCCCCACACGCGTTCCCAGTCGTCGGGGATGTCGAAGCGGTCGATGACGTGGATGGCCGCGTCGAAGCTCTCGAAGATCACGCCTTCCGCTGCTGCCCACTGGTTCTTGCGTAGCCGCAGGTAGCGCACACCGGTGAGCGAGTCGAGCCGGGCGATGTAGTCGACGCCTTCCGCGGTGGGCGTGCCGTCGATCGTGAAGTACCGCGGGTTGTCCTCGTGCTGGCTGACCAGGTGCAGGAGCTTGCCGGTCGCGGCGCGTTCGAGCAGCCAGTGTGTGGGGTGGCCGGGGTTGCAGTCGCCGATGATCTGCTGGAACGAGATCGCGCCGTTACGCAGGCGGATGCTGACGGATTCCCAGTCGTCCTCGCTGACCTCGGTACATTCCTGGATAAAGGCGATATCGTACTCGGTGCTCATCACCTTCATCGGGTCATCGAGTCCGCCGATGACGACCGCGCTGCCGTTGCTGTAGCGGTACTGCGCCGGCTCCCTGGCCGAGCCTCCGTAGAACCACACGCTGCCGTCGCGCATGGCTTCGCGCACGACGTCACGCTCCCACGTACGCAGCGCGGATGTAGCCAGGCTGCGCGCGGTGCGGCGCAGGATCAGGCATTTGACGCCGCGGGTGAGCAGGCACACGAGATTGATCTTCTCCAGGACGCCTCGGCTTTTGCCGGTGCCGGCGGCGCCGGAGATGAGGATCTCGGACGCGCGGCTGTTGGCGAGTTCCAGGGCGGCGCCGCGGAGTTCGACGGTGTGATCAAGGACCTGCACAGGTCAAGTATGCGGGCAAACGAGAAACCGCCCGGCCTCCAACGGGGGGGGGAAGAGGCCGGGCGGTTCTCGTAGTGGTCAGGTCAGACCGTCTCCGACCGTAACAGGCTCAGCCCGTGATCAGGAAGCTACCGATCGCGTCGTTCCAGTTGGTGATCTGTCCGTTGTTGGTGTTCGCGTAGTCGGCGAGTCGGTTGATCGCGAGCACGCCGAGCGGCACGTTCGAGAACGTGAGCGGGTACGGGTCACCACAGTTGTTCCCGTCGTAGAACCGCACGTCGAAGCTCAGCGCGTTCGGGTTGGGCGTGTTGTTCACGACAATGCTGGTCGCCTTGTTGTAGGCCGTGC